ATGTTTTTCGCAAATACATAGATGCGGTTAAATGTCAAGTAGGGTACGGGTAGGGTACGGCTATATAAATTTTGATCACTGCATACTGGTGGGGGTATGTTGCATACCCTGTCGCAAATTACAATCCATTTACATGATCTTACAAGGCGTTAACAATTTGTCCGAAAATCACATAAAAAAGCGGTACAGGTAGGGTATGAGGGTACGGGTGAGCACCACTTTTCTATAATACCCACGCGCGCGCAGTACTATTTTTCCTTTTTACCCTCTTTATAGAAAAGCCATACCCACGTACCCCCCAATTTTTGTGTGGGTATTATGGCGATATTGCCAAGGCGATAATTCCGCAGCAATGATAGGCTTTACCGATGAAAAATAAACTCCACCACCACCTCGTCACCTGCCGCACCTGCCAGCTTGAGCAGGGCCACTACTGCCCCGCGCTGTCCGAAAAGACGGCGCAACGTATGCGCGAACGAGCCAGGTCAGACCCGGTCGGATTCGCCGAGTACGTCAGCCTGGTTATTTACGAGAGGATTACGGGGCGGGTGGTTGACGGACAACCATGAGAGCACGGAACAACGACAAAAAAGCAGGTCTGGCTCTGGTCGCGCAGCCAATCCGACGAACGGCGAAAATAATTCACTTCCCCTCTTGCATAAGGCCCGCAATGGGCCTATTATTAACTCATCGGGAGGCAATAACGCCAAGCCGGAAATGAAGGAAAAACAAAATGACCACTTTCACCACCGCAAACGGCACCACCTTCACACTGTCCCGCGTAGGCAGCAGCATTTACGCGTCCGCACGCGGTCTTAATCTTGGCGCTGTCAGATTTGATGGCAAAGAAATCGAAACAGTCTGGCTTGTGAAGGAGGCGGGAAACAAGCGGATTTCCGCTCCGATCCCTGCCGGTTCGTTGGCAGATGTGGCTGCCCTTTTTTCAAAGCTGGCCGCTGATGTAGAGGCAAACGCCGCCGCAGAAGCCAAGTACGACGCGCACGTTGCCGGCGTTAAAAAAATGATGAACGCATAAGGGGAATGAAAATGATCCAAACCATGACCGCCGAAGAAATCCTGGCCTCCTCCATCACCATCCGCATCGTGTCCGGGGAGGGAACGGTAGGCTGTGCCGAAGCCTACACCGGAACAAGAACCATGCGCGCCCTGAAAGCGCGACTTACCCGGGAGCGCTGTAATGGCGACCGCTGGGCGAGAGCTGAATACCTGGCAGCCCCGGAGACCGAATCAAACCCGGCGGTTTATGCCGAGTTGTCGCTGTGAACTTCCCCGAAGCGGGCTACACGCCCGCCAACCTCCGCGCCCTGCTCGCATCGGCAGGGCTGACCCAACAGGCCGCCGCCGACTTGCTTGGAGTCGATGGCCGCACCGTCCGCAAGTGGGTGGCTGACCTCGACAACGCCAGCCACCGGGACATGCCGCTTTGCCGGTGGTTGCAACTGCTCGCGGCTGTGGCTACACTCTGAGCATCCCCTTCCCGGAGCCATCCGGGTTTTTATTCCGAGGCCAACATGATTTCATCGCGTGACCTCAACGACCTGCATCCCGCCGTCAAGCGCCGCGCCCTGGCCATGATTTCCGCCTGCGATGCGGACGGCATCACGCTGCTCATCACCAGCACCTACCGCGACAACGCCAGCCAAGACAAACTTTACGCGCAAGGACGGGCCGGTGCTGTTGGCCCGGTCGTAACCAACGCCAAAGGCGGGCAGAGCTGGCATAACTGGCGTCTGGCGTTTGATATTGTCCCAATCGTTCACGGCAAACCCTGCTGGACTACAACCGGCGACGCTGGCCGACTCTGGCGCAAAATTGGCGACATCGGGAAATCTTGCGGGCTGGAATGGGCTGGCGACTGGAAACGGTTCCCGGAGTTCCCGCATTTTCAATACACCGGCGGGCTGACATTGGCTGACCTGCAATCCGGTAAAACTCTCAGAGGTGACGCATGAGCACAACCACAGCCCGCATCAAGGGCAAGCTGAAGCGGCAATCCACATGGTCTGGCATCGGCCTGGTGGCCCTGGCGCTGACGCCAGTATTCCCGGCCTACGCCGCCTACCTGTCGGCACTGGCCGGAGTGTCGGCGGGGCTTAAACTGATTTTGTCAGAGGACAGCACCAAGGAGCCGGGCAATGCTGGACAGGGCTGAGCATGCCCAACACATAGCGGAGGTGGGCGTGGTGACAGCCAAGGTAGCGCCGCCGGTCGTTGTTTCCGGCATGGTGGTGGCTGGCTACCCGTTGCAGGACTGGCTGATTGTGCTGACCATCATCTACACGGTCATCCAGATCGTCCTGCTGATGCCGAAGCTGCGTCAGATGTGGAGGGGGAGATGATGGCAAACCCTGTAGGTCGTCCGCGCACCACCACCTCAGACCTGCCGGATGACTGGCACGAAATCGTTCGCCAGTGCGGGCATGACGGGCAATCCGCCGTAACTATCCGCTGCAAATTGGGTATCGGCATGTCAGCATGGGAGACGTTGCTTGAGGATTCCGAGGATTTTCGTGAAACCGTAAAGGAGGCCAAGGCGCTTTGCGAGCACTGGTGGGAGGAGCGGGGCCGGGAAATGGCAATGGGCCTCGATGGTAATTCGACCGTGTGGATTTTTAACATGAAAAACAGGTTCGGCTGGAAGGACAAGACCGAGACCGAGCATACCGGCACTGTGCAAGTGACACAGATCACCCGCCGCATCATCAAGCCGACCCCCGATGGAACTGGTAATTGAGACGCCCGCATGGGCTGAACCACTGCTATATCCCGCCCGGTACAAGGGCGCAAAAGGCGGACGTGGCTCCGGCAAATCGCATCTGTTCGCTGAAATGCTCATCGAGGAGCACGCGGCAAACCCGCACCAACGATCCGTCTGTATCCGCGAAATACAGAAGTCGCTCCAGTTTTCCGCCCGCGAGCTGCTGAAGCAAAAAATCACGGCGCTTGGCGTTTCGCATCTGTTCGAGGTTACGCTCACCGAGATCCGTTCACGCAACGGCAATGGCATCATCATCTTCCAGGGGATGCAGGACCACACCGCCGACTCCATCAAGTCCCTGGAAGGATTCGACCGGGCATGGGTTGAGGAAGCGCAGAACCTGTCCGCCCGCTCGCTGGAACTGCTGCGCCCGACCATCCGCAATGAGTCATCCGAAATCTGGTTCAGCTGGAACCCCGACCAGCCGGACGACCCTGTTGATAAGTTTTTTGCTGACCGGCCAAAGACCGGACCGGAAGCGTCCGATTTTATCCTCGTGCATGTCAACAGCACGGACAATCCGTTCCTGCCTGAGACGCTGCGCAAAGAGCGCGAGTACGACCGGAAATACAATTCCGATTCATTCGCGCACGTCTGGGAAGGCGGCTACAACAGCAAGTCCGAGAGCCAGATATTCAAGGGCAAATGGCGCGTCGATGAGTTCGATCCGGCGCAAGACTGGCAAGGCCCATATCACGGCCTGGATTTCGGATTTGCCAACGACCCGAGCGCTGCCGTCAAATGCTGGATACACGACAACCGGTTGTGGATTGAGCGCGAAGCTGGCCGCGTGGGTCTGGAACTGGACGACACCGCAGGCTATCTGGAGCAGCGTATTCCCGGCATCTGTTCGCATGTCGTCCGCGCAGACTCTGCCCGCCCTGAGTCCATCAGCTACCTGAAACGTCCAGACCCGAACAAACAGCGCCCGCACATGCCCCGCATCGAGCCGGTGAAGAAATGGGCTGGGAGCGTCGAGGATGGCATATCGTTTATCAAGTCTTTCCGCGAGATTGTCATTCACACCCGATGCACCGAAATGCAGAAGGAAGCGCGGCTGTACAGTTTCAGGACAGACAAACGGACGGGTGATATACTGCCTGACATTGAAGATGCCAATAACCACTACTGGGATGCCTGCATTGAAAAGGGCCAGATGATTGCAACCATGCGGGGCGAAATTCCTGTTCAGGATGTAGTTGTTGGTGACCTTGTGATGACAAGGCGCGGCTGGAAAACCGTATTGGCGGCAGCAAAAATAAAAGACAATACCCGAATTTTTGAGATGGTTACGGAAGGCGGAAGAAGGGTGAGAACAACAGAAGACCACCGCATTTTTAACGTGCAAAAAGGATTCGTGCGAATGGATAGCATGGGTTACAATGACAGGATACTTTCCTTGAGTGGCTTGCCATGCGTGAATCAGAGTGCATCGAATACGGCGGATGTCGGTGGTACAGATACCCTTCCGCAAAAAACAAATCCGATCGAGATTACTTCAAGAGGTCTACGCCCAGAGGATGCCTATACCTGCATAGGCAAATTTGGGAGGATAATTTTGGCCCCATTCCTGACGGCCATCACATCCACCACAAGGATGAAAACAAGCAAAACAACGACATTTCAAACCTTGATTGCATTACCGCAAAAGACCACCGTCAGCATCACGGCGCATGGGGCGGAAGATCAGATGATCACGCAGCGCACCTTGACAGGATTAGGCCGCTATCAAAAGCGTGGCACGCATCCACGGAGGGAAGAAAAAAGCATCAGGAAATTGGTGCGCTGGCTTATAAAAACTTCACCGGCATTGAAAAAAATTGCCAGCAATGCGGCGGTGTTTTTACAGCAAGGAAGATCGGAAGCTCGGATGTCTTTTGCTCAAACAAGTGCAAGTCTGCATCCAGAAGGGATTCCGGGGTTGATAACGAGCAAAGGGTGTGCGGGGAATGCTCCGTGCCTTTTGCCGTCAGCAAGTACGCAAGAACCGTTTATTGCGGAAGATCGTGTGCTATGCGTGCGAGATACAGGGACAAGAAATGCAGTGTATGATTTAATGGTAGAGGATGCGGAAGAATTTTTTGCGTCTGGCGTGCTTGTGCACAATTGCCGCTACGCCCTGGGCGGCATGATCAAGAGCGGCGAAATCCCCGGAATGCCAAAAATGCGGATGAACTTCTGATGACTGATAACGTATCTTTTGAGCGCGCCGACTATCGCGAGGCTCTGCCTCAATGGGAACTGGCGCGGGATTTCATCGACGGCCAGGCCGCAGTCAAAGCAAAAGGCGTTCTGTATCTGCCTGACCCCAACATGCTTGGCGACGACAGCAACGGCGCAATCTATGCCCGCTACCTGCAACGCGCCTGCCTGTTTCCGGTCGTTGGCCAAACATCCAAGTCCATGCTCGGCGCAGCGTTCGGCAAATGGCCGGAGCTATCCACACCTGCTAACCTGCAATACGTGGACACCGACATTGACGGCAGCGGCATCAGTATCTATCAGCAGTCGCAATCCGTCACCGCTGATGTTCTGCGCGCTGGCCGGGCTGCGTTGTTTGTGGATTTTCCTGAATCATCCGGCGCGTTGTCGGTCGCTGACATGCAAACCGGCGCTATCCGGCCCAATGTCATCGCCTACCCGCCCGAAGCCGTCATCAACTGGCGGACGGAAAAAGTCGGGGCCATCAACCGGCTGTCACTTGTCGTCATCCGCGAGACGGCGCTACAGGCGGGCGATTTCTCGCTAACGGAAGTCGACCAATGGCGCGAACTGCGGCTGATGGATGGCGTCTATGTTGTCCGGCTGTGGCAGCGCGACACGAACCGGCATAATGAACTGATTCTCGTCGGCGAGTCCATGCCAACCATGGCCAACGGCCTGCCTTGGTCGGAAATCCCGTTCTGTTTCATCGGCTCGGAAAACAACGACCCGAGCATCGACAGCGCCCCTTTGATGGACATTGCCAGCCTCAACGCCAAACACTACCAGCTCGCCGCCGACTGGTACAACGCCCTGTTTTACGCTGGCCAGCCTCAACCGACGATTACCGGCCTGTCAGAATCATGGCGCGACTGGCTGGCAGAAAACAACGTCGCCATGGGTAGCCGCGCCATGCTGCCACTGCCGGTGGGAGGCGACTTTAAATACGCCATCGCTCCGGCTGACCAGGCTATCCCTGCCGAACTGACCGCGCTGGAAAACCGCATGATTGCGCTCGGTGCGCGATTGATGCAGCCAGGTGGAGTCGCAAAAACCGCTGAACAAGCCCGCGCTGAAGTCGCCGCAAACCATTCCGTTTTGTCCCTTGTCTGCGAAAACGTCAGCGAGGCATACGAACAGGCGCTGAAATACGCTCAGATGTACATGGGCGGCGCTGGCGAGGTCGAATACAGCATCGAGATGGACAAAGAGCAACTGAGCGTAGACGCCCAACTGCTGACCGCGCTATTGTCCGCGAACCAACTCGGAAAGCTCCCGGACTCCGAACTCTACCGCCTGATGCGGAAACTCCAACTCGTCAGCGCCGACAAAACAGACGAGGAATTGCGCGAGGAATCCGGCGACAGCGTACCGCGCATGGTCGGCGTGAATGGCTGAACCGGCAGGCAAGACCGCGCCCGAACAAATCACGCTGGCCACGCGTCAGCAGATCATGCTTGACCGCCTGAAGTCCGCAGAGGTCGCCAAGTTCAAGCCGTTTTTGCAGCAGGCCGAACGTGATTTGCAGATGCGGCTGATTGCCGCCGATATTGAGACCTACGACGCAAAGCGAATCCAAATCCTGTTAGACGCCATTGAGCGCGACATGCGGGCCATCTTTGGCGGATACACCACGCAACTGACCGGCGACCTGATAGACGCGGCTGTTTATCAGGCGCAACTAGAGGCGCGCAATCTCCAGACTGTTTCAAAAGTGCCGTTTGAGTCCGTCATTCCCTCGCCGGAACAGGTGCGGACAGCCGTGATGACTGCACCGCTTGCTGTGCAGGGATACCGGCAGGGCGCATTGCTGGAGCCATGGCTTCAGGGCTGGACGGATGACTCTATTGCATACGTGAATGGCGTCATTCAGCAGGGCTATTATCAGGGCAAGAACACTGCCGAGATTGTTCGCAGTCTGCGCGGAACCTCGAAAATGCGCGGGCAAGACGGGACGCTCGCACAGATTGACCGAGCTAACACCGTGCTTGTTCGGACAGCCGTGCAGCACTCGGCGCAGGTTGCCCGCGAGACATTCTTTCGCGCCAATGATGACATTGTGCTTGGGCTGGAATGGGTTGCCGCGCTCGATTCCAGAACGACAATCCAATGTCGCAGTCTTGACGGCAAACGATTCCCGCTGGACTCCGGCCCGCGTCCACCCCTACACCCGCAATGCCGATCTACAACCATCGCCGTGCTTGACCCGGCTTTTGACATGCTGGACGAGGGAGCAACCCGCGCATCAAAAGGCGCAGACGGCGGCGAACAGGTGCCCGCCAGCCTGAACTATTACGAATGGCTCAAGACTCAGCCATCGGAGTTTCAAGACGTGGCGCTCGGGCCAGCTCGCGGCGAACTGTTCCGCAAGGGCGGACTGTCGGCGGAAAGGTTTGCGGAATTGAACCTGGGCAAGAATTTTGAACCGCTCACACTTGAGCAAATGAAAGAACTCGAACCTGTTGCGTTCGCGCGCGCAGGACTTTAACGCGGCTGGGCCGCACACGCTCCGGGAGCAAGCACCATGCTGAAATATGAAGTTGATACCGTCGAAGGTCTGGACGCCGCCATCGCTGGCATGTACGACAAGACCGAGTCCGGCAAGTTCCGGCTGAAGGTCGAGGGCATCGAGGACACCAGCGGCCTCAAAAAGAAGGTTGACGAGTTGTTGGCTGAAAAGAAGTCTGCCGCGCAGAAAGCCAAGGAAGCCGAAGAGCTGGCCCGCAAGGCATCCGAGGAATCCGCCCGCAAGTCTGGCGACGTCGACGCGCTCGACAAATCATGGCAGCAGAAACACGCCGAAGCATTGGCCGCAAAAGACACTGAACTTGGCAACATGCGCGGCACCCTGAACAAACTGCTGGTGGATAACGTCGCGGTCAGCATGGCCAATGAACTGTCTATTCCCGGCTCATCCGCCCTGCTGATGCCCCACATCCGCGCCCGGCTCTCTGTTGACATTCGCGACGGGCAGCCGCAAACTGTAGTAATCGGACAGGATGGCAAGCCATCGGCGCTCACCCTGGACGAACTCAAAGCGGAATTTGCATCTAATCAGGCGTTCGCGCCGGTCATTGCGAGTTCTCGCGCTTCCGGTGGCGGGGCCTCCGGTGGCAGTGGTAAAGGCGGCGGGGCCGCGATAACCGTAACACGCGCCCAATTCGGCCAGATGAGTGCAGACCAGAAAATGGCGCACATCAAGTCTGGCGGTAAAGTCTCCTGAACCCGAGGTAAATTGCCATGACCACGAACACCCTGACAAATCTTATCCCGGCCCTGTACGCCTCGCTGGATGTTGTATCCCGCGAACTCGTCGGCCTGATTCCTGCCGTAACCCTCGATGCTCGCGCCTCTGCTGCCGCTGTTGGCCAGTCCGTCTACGTTGACGTGGCTCCAGATGCAAATGCCGCCATTGACAACACTCCCGCCATGTCTGTTCCGTCCGAATACGACCAGACCATCGGCGCAACCGCAATCACCATCAGCAAGAGCAAGTCAATTCCGTTTAGCTGGAACGGCGAGGAAGAGCGCGGCCTGAACTCCGGCCCCGGCGCGTCGAACGTGCAGAACAACCAGATCACGCAGGCCATGCGCGCACTGGTCAACGAGGTTGAAGCCGACCTCGCCGCCCTGTACGCCACCACCTCCCGCGCTGCCGGTACTGCCACTACTACCCCGTTTGCCACCACCCTTGAAGGCGCGATGAATGCCCGCAAGATCCTGTTGGACAACGGCGCGAATCCGCAGAACCTGAATCTGATTGTGGACACGACTGCCGGGGCCAAGCTGCACACCCTGTACGGCGTGCAAGTCGGTCGCGGCGATGTGCCGATCAACGAGCAAGGCATTCTTGTCCGTCCGTCCGGCATGGCCATCCGCGAATCCGCGCAGATTGTCACCCCGACCGCTGGCGCAATGGCATCCGCCACCACCACCAGCGCCGCGTTTACCGTCGGTCAGACCGTGCTTCCGCTGGCAACCGCTGGCACTGGCGTTGTCGCTGCCGGTGACGTGATTACACTGGCCAACGATACCAATCAGTACGTCGTGACCTCCGTCTCGTTTGCTGGCGCTAACCCGGCATCTGGCGACAGCATCACCATCGCCGCCCCCGGTCTGCGTAAGGCCCAAGGCGTTGCAACCCGCGCCATCACCGTGATTGCCACCGGCCCGCGTAACATGGCGTTTGCCTCGTCCGCTATCGTGCTGGCCGCTCGCCTGCCGTCGCGCCCTGCTGCCGGTGACATGGCTATCGACGTGATGCAGATCACTGACCCGCGCTCTGGCCTGACCTTTGAAGTCTCGGTATATCCGGGCTTCCGCAAGGTCGTTTATCACATCTCGTTGGCATGGGGCGTGAAGAACATCAAGCCGGAACACACCGCGCTGTTGCTGGGCTAAGGAACACCGGGCAAGGATGCCCACAACCCCACCTTGCGGATGAATCGCCATGGCAATTGTCGTTGAAAATGGCTCAGTCGTAAGCGGGGCCAACTCGTACATCTCCCTCGCTGATTTTAAGCTTTACGCGGCTGCGCGTGGCATCACATTGCCCGCCGATGCAACCGTTGAAGCCTATCTCGTCAAGTCTACCGACTACCTCGAATCAAACCGGAACCGTTTTGTCGGTACGCTGACAGAGCGCGACCAACCGCTATCCTGGCCACGCAACAACGCCATCATTGAGGGCTGGGCGTGGCTCAACAACGAAATCCCCCGCCAGGTTATCAACTGCCAATGCTCGCTCACCGTTGAGCAGGTTGACGGCCTCGACATGTACAACCCGGCGTCTGCACTCCCTGTCGTCCGCGAGAACATCGCTGGCGCGGTCGAAGTCGAATATGCAAACCCCGGACAGGCCGCGAAGGTCACCAAAACCCGCGAGTCGCAGGCCATTCTCCGCACCCTGCTGAAAAACAGCGGGCTGATGGTAGTGCGCGCATGACTGCCTTCTATGACCGCATGGCCGCGACTGTCACGCGACTGCTGACCGAGTACGGGACGGCGGTCAACATCGTTCGGCCTGCGCTTAACTTTGACAACACGACCAACCAGCCAACATCAGGCGGCAACACCGTCATCGCATCCACCGGCGTTTTCCGCAGCATTGCCCGCCGTCTCGTTGACGGCACACGCATCCAGTCCGGAGACCGCGAGCTTGTCATGGTGCCGGATGTTGAGGTCA